ATAGATAGCACTAATAGAAAAGATGAAGAGTTTTATGTTAACACAAATATTACTTATGCATTTGGTAGTGATAAAGTAATAGGTAGTTATGGAACAGCAACTGCTAAGAAACTTGCAGACGAAGATGCAGTTGATGAGAATGGTGATAAAATAAAAGATTCTGATGGTAATCAAGTAATTAACTATGGTCTTAAAACAAAATACAAAAATCAATTTAATGCACAAGCTGCAGGACTACTAGCTAAGACAGATTGGTATGTCATCAAAGCTGCAGATGTTGGTAGCTATTCTGTACCTAGTAATATTACAACATACAGGGCAGGAGTAAGAACAAAAGTCAATGCTATGGAAACATCTATAGACGGATGTGCTAATGTAGAAGCATTAATAACTCTACTAACATATACCACAGATAGTGAGGGAGTTACATCAAGACCACTAGGCGAGTTTCCAGACGAGGTAGTATAACATGGTAGGCATCTTAGGAGCAAATACTCTAAGTAGTGGCTATGATATAGATAATTCTTTAAGATTTAATGATGATGATAGTTCTTATTTGCATGATACTCTTGGAACTCCAACAAATATAGATAAATTTACAATTTCCTTATGGTTTAAAAGAGGAAACACAGCAACAGGAAATACTTTAATATCTCCTTACAGGGGTGCTGTTGGTAATCCTTTTGGATTTTTAGGTTTTACAAGTAGTAGTGAAATATTACAATTTCATGCGTATGATGATGAAAGCACGCAGGTAATGGGAGTTTCAACAAATAAAGCATTTCGTGACCCTTCTGCTTGGTATCATGTAGTTTGTGCAGTAGATACAACACAATCAACAAATACTAACAGAGTAAAAATTTATGTAAATGGTGTTCAACAAACTTCTTTATCAGAAACTTCTTACCCAGACCAAAATAAAGATTTAGCTTGGAATCAAGCAAGTTCTGTTCATTATGTAGCCAAGTATCAATATACAAATGGAAATTATTTTGATGGATATATGGCAGATTTTTATTTTATAGATGGTACACAATATGCAGCTAGTGATTTTGGAGAATTTAATGATAATAATGTGTGGATTCCTAAAGAAGCTAAAAATGATTTAACTTTTGGAAATAATGGATATTTTTTAGAATTTCAAAATACTAGTGATGCAGGAGAAGATAGTTCAGGTAATAGTAATAATTTTACAGGAAGTGGAATGGACTCAAAAGACCATGTTACAGACACACCAACAAATAATTTTGCTACACTAAATTCAATATTTCATGGAAAAGGTAGTACAGTATTATCTGAAGGAAACTGTAAATTTGTAGGACACAATGGTGGAAGTGGAAAAGTTCCATCAACAATAGGTGTCACAAGTGGAAAATGGTATGTAGAATTTAAAGTTCTTAATACACATAAATTAAGAACAGGTATAACTGATGATATTGGTATAAGCAATGACGCTGATGGTGTTGTTAATGATGGTGTAGATTTTGGTTTTAATGATGGTTACATTTACACCTATTTAAATGGTTCAAATAATGATACAGGTGCAGGTTCTTCATCAAGTGGTGTTGATGTAGATAACCCTAGTGCAAATGATATTCTTGGTATAGCACTAGATGCCGATAATGATACAGTAAGATTTTATGTTAATAACACAGCACAAGGCAGTGAAGCAACAGATTTACAGAGAGCATCAACAAGCGGTGCTATTCATTTTTTTCATGTTATGGATTATAGTGGTAGTGGTGATGATGAAACTCAAGTTGAATGTAATTTTGGCAACCCACCCTTTGCAATATCAAGTGGTAATGCAGATGCAAATGGATATGGAAACTTTGAATACGCACCACCATCAGGATTTTTTGCATTATGTACTAAAAATTTAGCGGAGCATGGATAATGGCTTATACAACAATAGACGACCCTTCAGCATATTTTCATACAAGATTATATTCTGGTAATAATTCTGGAAGTGGACTAGCAATAACTAATAATGCTAATGCAGGAGATTTTCAACCTGATTGGGTGTGGATAAAAAGAAGAGATAGTTCAGGTAGTCATGGATTACATGACAGTAATAGAGGTTCAACTAAAAGATTAAAATCAGATGCCAATGAAGCAGAAGATACCAACTCTAATATTTTAGCTAGTTTTGACAGTAATGGTTTTACCATAGGGGATAATTCTGGAAATTATAATGCCAGTGGAACTTATGTAGCATGGCAATGGAAAGCGAATGGTGGAACTACAACATCTATAAGTGCAAGTGGTAGTGGTGCTACACAAATTATAGCAAGTACACATCAAGCAAATACCACAGCAGGATTTAGTATTGTTACTTTTACAGCACCTAGTGTTGGTTCAGGAAATGATTTTACTATTAGTCATGGTTTAGGTGCAGTACCAGACATGATAATTACAAGAAGTAGAAGTGATGCAGGTAATTGGCATGTGTATCACCAAGCTACAGGTAGACTAGGTGCAACATTTTTAAACCTAACTAATGCTTTTACTGATGCGGAGTATTTTGGAGATACTAACCCTACATCTACTGTGTTTTCTCATTCAGAAGGTGCGGCTTTAGATGCAGGTATGACAGCAATTGCATATTGTTTTACATCTATACAGGGCTACTCAAAGTTTGGTTCTTATACAGGTAATGGTAGTACTAATGGAACATTCGTTTATACAGGATTTAAACCTGCTTGGATAATGATAAAAAGAACATCAGATGGTGGAAATGATTGGATTGTTATAGATACAACTAGATTTACAAGTAATGTCATCACAAATTATATAAGAGCAAATACATCAGATGCTGAAACAGACCAATATAATATTGATGAAGATATTTTATCAAACGGGTTTAAACTTAGAGGTAATAGTGGCAACATAAACGCAAGTGGTTCACCCTACATCTACATGGCATTTGCAGAACATCCATTTGTAAGTAGTAAAGGTGTACCTGCTACAGCGAGATAATGAAAATATCAGATAATACTTCTATTAGTATGCCTATGAGAAATCTTCTTAGCATACTCGGAGCCACAGCAGTCGGTGTGTGGGCGTACTTTGGAGTTATTGAAAGATTAAATAATATAGAAACTAGAGCAACTTTATTTGAAGCTGATTTAGTTAAACAAGCAGACCAAATTCCTTTAGACCAAGAGCAATTTATGTTAATCGAGTTTATGGCAGAACAGTTAGATGGTATTCAAAAAGAAATGGAATCTATGATGTCTAATACAGTTAATATTAATTTTCTAAAAGACCAAGTTTCAAAATTACAAAATGATGTTGAGGAATTAAAAGATAAAATAAGAGAGAATAAAAATGGTCACTAAAATTATTATAGCATTATTATTATTTTCACAAGGTACTATGATTGAGCATACTGTGACTGATGGTATTAAAGATTGTCTTGAAAAGAAAAGAATAATGAAAAGAAATATGGCAAATACAGTACAAATATCTTGTGCTAAAGTTGAAGCACAAATAGAAACTGTAGAGGGTGTAGAATTTATTAGGTCTATGAGTAAAGTAGATTAGTGAAATATATATTTATACTTATAATATTATTGACTTCTTGCACATTTACAGTAGCAGATGCTGCAGATTCGAATACAGTAAGTTCGACTGTAGTTACAAATAATACCCCGCCTACGGCAAATAGTCCTTCCGTAGTGGTTAATAATTCAGATGTATGTACCAGTGGATATTCTGGAAGTGTGCAAACCCAAGTCTTAGGTATTAGTTCAGGAATAACTATAAAGGACGCAAATTGTGAGATGATTAAATTATCTCGTAGTTTATTTGGTATGGGTATGCGAGTAGCTGCGGTAAGTACATTATGTGCTGACTATCGTATTTTTGATGCAATGTGGATGGCAGCTACATTTTGTCCCTACATGGGAGCCATTGGTGAAGATGCCAAACAAGGATGGTTAGATAATCCACATATGGTACCAGAAGGTAGTCAAGTATTTGCAGCATTAGCTAAAAAAGAAGAAGAATTTGTAAAACAAGAACAAGAAGAACAGAATAAAATTGAAAAAGAAAAACAAGCATTGGTTAATGAATTAAATCAAGGAGTACACAAAGAAAGAAATGATAAAGTTAAAATATTTACTCTTAGTGGTTTTGCTTTGCTCCTTTTACTATAACTTAAAAGCAGATTGCCCAACTAATACTTTAGGATTATGTACTCCAAGTGTAGAAGAAATAATAGTAGAGACTATAACAGAAGACACATCTTCTGATTCTACAGGAATTACAACTATAACCACTACAACTACCGACATAACTACAACTACAGTTACTAATCAAGATTCTGGTAATTTACTAGAAAGTGGTAGTGATTTTGTAGTCCCTTCTAAAGAAGGGGATATGGATTTGGACTGGGGGGGACAAGGACCTGCAAGTATGCCAACTGGAAGTTCTTGTTATGGATTAGGTACTGATAAGTGTGCCACGATTACAGGAAGTGGAAATACAACTTCTGCTATGGGTGTAGCAGGTATGGGTACAACATTTATACAAACTATTGATATAAGTGATTTAACTATTGACAATGGAGGAAATACACAGTATACTATAAAGGTAGATAAACAAGATTCGGCTGATCGTATCTACATGCATATTACGGGTCGTAATGATAATATTCAAGTCTTTTCAGGAACTGATATCCTATCTGAATCTGGAGTTACTTCAGGATACCAACAGTATTCAGGTAATTTTGATTTTAGTGGAGTTTTAAATACCCTTATTATAGAAATTGGTGGAAGGGATGTTAATCTTGCAGTAGGTCCTTTATTTGATGATGTAACTATAAATGTACTATATAATGTTGTCGACACAATTGTTACTCAACAAATTACTACAGTTGAAATGTATATTGCTTTAAATAGTGATGTAACAGAAGAGATTATAGATGTTGTTGAAACAATCTTTGAATTAAATGAACCAATAGACGAACCAGATTTTTTTAACTTTGAACCAATAGAAAAGCCAATGGATGATTTTTCTTTTGAATCTGTAGAAGCAGAAATGCAAGAATTTGAAATGGAGTTTCAAATAGAAATGGATATGAATTATGATATGTCAACTGATATGCCCTCTACTTTATCTATGGTTTCTACAGATATGGACATGGAAATGCCTATGGAAATAACTGTGGCATCAGTTGAAATGGATATTGAAATGGAAATGGATATACCAAAACCTGAACCACAACAAATGGAGGTAGCTATTGAGACAACAACAGAAGATACTACTATGGATATGCCGCAAACCGTGGAAAATAAACCTGATATGGAAATGGATATGGATACTCAGTCTAATGAATCAGAAAAAACTGAAACCTCTACAGAAGACATGGCAGAATCAGAGTCTGAAACTCAACCTAAACAGCAAGAAAAAACTGAAGAAGCAGAAACCAAACCTGAAAAAATTGAACAAGAGGCAGAAGAAACTGAAGTCAAACCAACTGAATCAAAGTCAGAATCTGAAGAAGTAGAAGAACCTAAAAAAGAAATTAAAGAAGAACCTAAGAAAGAATCAAGTGCTAAACAAAAAGCAGCTACAAAGATAGTGAAAAAAATGGGTGACAAAGGTAGATATGAAGCTACAAACCAATTAAAAACTTTAATAGTAATGCAAGTATTAGGAAATACTAAAAGTTTTTTTGAAACTAACTTAGTATTGCAAGATGCGCCTGGGTTTTTTACAGATACAACTTTACCTGATTCTGTTATAACTAATAATAATATAGGTCAATATTTATTATTTGAAGGTAGTAATGGATTACACAACGAACTAGTTAATAGTCAATATTAAGGAGAATAAATGGAAGCTGAATTTGGTGGATTAAAATTTAAAGGTGGTAAAATTTTTGGAGTTATAACTGCTCTTGGGGTTCTTATTTCATCTCTTTATGTTGGGTTTGAGGCATGGAAACAATTTCAAGATATGTCTGCCAAGATAGATTCATATATAGCCCCAGATATGAGTGGATTTGATAAACGAATAGAATTAGTACAACAAAAAATAACTATGTTACAAGGGGAATTATCTATGATATTAGAAGAAGTAAATTTAGTGGCATCCGTTGCAAAAGAATTAAAAAATGATTTAAAGGGTGATGTGAGAAGAATTGAAAGTATTGTAGAGGATGTAGAAACAAGAGTTAAAGAAGATTCTAGAACTAATGCAAACGATTTAAAAGAAACAATAAAATCTATAGAGGAAGATATGCTTCAATTAGAAGAAAAAATTTTAAAACAAATTCAAACAGCTTTAGAAAATCCACTAGCAAGTATGAAGAAATAATGAAAATAGATATAAAATTCTTATTTAGCTTTGTACCCATGCTCTTAGCTGTAGGGATTATATATGGAACGCTTGATACAAAAGTAAAAGCGTTAGAAACAAAAGTGGATAGCGTAACACAAATACAACAAGACATCGCAGTTATTAAAGAAAAAATAATGTGGATGGAATCTTATTTAATGGGAGATCAGTAATATGGCAACACAATCAGTACCTGCAGCTCAATTACCTGTAGGTGTAGTTCCTTCACCACAAGCAGGAACATCACAAGACACTTTAGATCTTGTTAAAAAACAAACAGTAAATCCTTTATTGCCACAAAGTGCAGTTATGGTACCTTCTTTACAACAAGCACAAACTGATGAAGTTTTAGCTACACCAGGAGTTTCTACAACCACACCTGTTGCTGTAGTTCCTACTGCAACAGCAGGAACAGCTACAGCAACTACACCTGCTACATCAATTCAAGTAGCAGACCCTGCTACACAAGTGGCAGCTAATTATACAGCTACTACGGTAGGCACTGCTCCCACTATGACAGCAGCACAAGGTGCAGTTACACAACCTATGACTGCTCAAACAGGTCAAATAACTAGCGATGCTACTGTTGCAGGACAACTAGAAGGACTACAACAACAAGTCACAGATGCTGTTACACAAGGTAAAAATTTACCTGCATGGGCTAGAGGGGCACAAAAATTAGTAGAAGCTAATATGGCTAAAAGAGGCATGGGTGCTTCTAGTATGTATGCAGAAGCTTTAGCAGAAGGTATTATGAACTCTGCAACACCTATAGCTGCAGCAGATGCTAATACTTATAAGGCTATGATATTTCAGAACCTTAATAACAGACAACAAGCCGCAGTTCAAAATGCGCAATCCTATCTTCAAATGGATATGGCTAATCTATCAAATAATCAACAAGCCAATCTTCAAAACTTACAAACAAGACAAGCACAACTATTTTCAGATCAGGCAGCTTCTAACGCTGCATCACAATTTAATGCAACAAGTCAAAATCAAGTAGATCAATTTTATAAAAATTTATCAACATCTGTATCTACAGCTAATGCCCAAAGGTCAGATGCTATGAATCAATTTTCTACATCAGAAAGTAATAAAGTTGCAGCACAAAATGCTAATAATGAAACCGCAATAGAACAGGCTAATTTACAAACAGAGGCACAAATAAATCAATTTAACTCTCAGTTAGCAGACCAAAGAGAAAGGTTTAATGTACAAAATCAACAAGTTATAGATCAATCTAATGCTAATTGGAGAAGATCAATTAACACAGCAAATACAGCAACTATTAATGCAGCTAATCAAACTAATGCACAAAATGCATTAGGTATATCTAATTTTGCTATGTCATCTTTGTGGCAACAATGGAGGGATGAGGCATCATGGACAAATGAAGCTGCTCAAAATTCTATGAATAGAGCGCATAATTTAGCTGTAGCTGCACTAGAAAGACAAACAGCTTTTGATTTACAAGATCAAGAGTCAAGGGATAGTTTATACGAAATGCTTGGAAGGTTTGCTTCTGGTATGTTTGGATCAAATGCAGGAGGTACACCATAATGATAGGGGATATATTTAGGAATATATTTAGTAAAGAAAATATTATATCAAAAGGTTTAGGTATGGCTTTTGGAGACACAGGTATTGGAGGATCTGCAAGATCATCTATAACTGCACCTTCTACTAAAACACTAGAAGTGGGTATAGAGACTAGTACTCCTCCAGGAGAAGCAGAAAGCATTGATGCATCTGACCCACAAACAAATCTAGCATTATGGCAAAGACGTTTGTTTACAGACTCTGATGCCTATGCAATTAAAATTGCAGGGAAGGTAACATAATGAAAGAAAATATATTTGACGCATCAATACCTGGACAATCTTTAACAAACACTCCAGGAAATTATCCTTGGGAGCATGCTCCGCAATTCACATCTGTAGACGAAGCATCAGAGTATGTTTGGAATAGATTACATACTGAAAAAATGCTAGATCAGGTTATTACCTTTTTAAAAAATGGTATACCTGTAGAAGCTATTGCTCGTATGATATTATTTGGAGGATTTGCAGAAGGTAAATGGAATGTGGATGTTGCATTATTAATATCTGAAGTTGTTTTTAATCAAATACTAGCTATAGGAATGAGAGCACAAATTCCTAACATAAAAATGTTTATAAAAGATCAAAGTAATGCCAAGTTTCATAAAGCATTTACTAAATTTAAAACTATGGAAAATAAAGAAAAAGAAGAGAAACCTAGTGAAGAAAGATTAAAGCAATTTGTTTCTGAAGTTAAAGAAGAATTACAAGAACAGCCATCAGGATTAATGGCAAAAGGAGATGCATAATGGGATTTTTTACTAGTTTTGCAAAAGGTTTTGCTGAAGGTGAAGTAGCAAAAATACAAGCAATTAATGAAAAACAAAGATTAGATGATTTAAGAAAAGCTGAATTGAATGATAGTATTACGCTAATGGAAAAAGAATATGAAATTAATGCTAAGAAAGAAAATGATAAGGCAAACAAACAAAAAGAAAAGATGAATAAAATTTTATTAGATATGGGATTTCCTCAAGAGTATATAGATCAAGAGGCACAGTTCGCCTTAATGGGTCCTGATTATTTAAATACTTGGTATAGCCAAAGAGTAGAACTTTATCAAAGTCCTGTATGGCATAAATCTAAAATTAATTTCCATCCCAATCCAAACTTAATAGGAAAGTTTGTATGGGAAGCTGAATTAAATTCCAATACATCAAAAATAAATAATGTAGGGTCAGACGCAGGAGGAGGAGGAGCGGACGTATTTGATTCTAAACAAGTAGTTAATGACGTAGCAGAAAACGCCAATATATCAGATAATATTGTAAAATCTCAATTTTCTGAAACTTCTTTCAAAGAACCATTGAAAGTAGTAAGTCCTATAGGCATGTTCACACCAGTAGAAGATTATAGTACCTACACACCTCATGAGTGGATTCATGGAAAAGCAAGCACAGACGTAGCAGGAGAAGGTAAACAATTTATATCTCTTGATGGCAAGAATATAGTAACCGCATATGCAAAACTGAATCATTTTACAGATGGTGAGGGAAAACTTCACAAAAAAGAAGGGGGTGTATATTATGTTCCTACAAATTATGGTCCTATGCCTGTAGATGATTATTTTAAGCAGTTTGGTGTAGATTATGTTGGTGATGATTCTGAAAATTTTACAACACTACAAGCAGCTTCACTATTTGATGGGGTTAAGGAAAATTATAATGTAAGATATATGGTAGTAGCCCCAAATCTTAAAAATACATGGACAGTTAATGGCGTAGGAATTTCTTATACAGATCCCTCAAGAATGGATACAATTAGTATTAATCGTATGCCTAACGAACTCGCACTTATTACAAATTTGGATTTAGCAGAGTTTTCAACAGTACAGCAGCAGGTCCCTGGAAGGGGTGAAGAGACTACCTTTAATGCTTATGAAATTGGTATAAAAGAATATACTGAAATGCTGTCTAATATGGGTTATGACATTCAATTAATTGATAGTACCAAAGAATCATCATCTGTATCATCAGGTGATATTGAGGCTACAGAGAAGTTATTAAATGTAAAAAAACCTATAAAGGTTACAGTAGGTGAAACAAATAATGCTATAAATGCTCTTGTAACAGTAAGTGACTATCTTACAAATGATGATATTAGAACTAGACAGGTTGGAGATGACACTATAATTGAGATGCCGGGGATGGAAACTAATGCTAAAGCAGGCGCATTATTTGCAGCTTTCAATGAACTTGTAGGTAGATATTCGGATCAAAATATTTCTGAAGAGATATTAAAAGAACTTTATGGTAGTGATTATACTAAGTATATGTCTCCTAATCTTAATGATTTGGTTTCAAGACTTGCATTATATCATAATGATCTAGATGGCAGGGCAATAGAATTTCATACAGGAATCTTAACAAAAATGAAGGATGATGATTTTAAAAAGGAATTTGGTTTTGGCAAAACAGATACTACTATAGCCTCACAAGCACAGGAATTAGCTGATAGGGACTTGGAAAATCTTAGAACTTCTTCAGATATGATAAATCTTTCTAATAAGTATAAAAATATTACTCAAAAAACATTAGAAACTGAAGAAAAGGCATTTGAAGAAAAAATAGGAGGCATATTTAGGGTAAATACACAAGGTGGATTTCCTGCTGCCAAATCTATTATCAATGATATAGTATCTCAGTATGTAAATGATCCTAATGATGCAGAGCAAAGAGATGATTTAGTAGCAGCTTTAGTGAATCATCTAGGTCCAGATAGAGATAATATAGCAAGCGATGTAGACTTTGTAATGGATAACTATATAATTCCAGAATTATTTCCTGGTATGCTCGATAAGCCTACATCTGACTTAACAAAAGGTGAAGTAAAAGCTGCTGAAGAAAGTGTAGCTGTAACCAAGTGGTTAGAAAAAGATGCGCTTACAGATACTCAATCTAGTAGAATAAGGGCAGGTGCAGGAGGTCAAAGAGAAACTTTTGTAGTTCCTTTAGATGACAGTGCTAGTGGGTCTTTAGCTGCAGGTCGTTTATACGATACTGACACAGGATATCTGTTATTTAAGAGTCCTACTCTACCTGCAGGTCACGTAGAGCCTATGCCTAATATAGGTGATAAATTCTTTGGTAACAAGACTAGAGAAAACTGGATAACTTTATGGGACAAAACTCACGATAGAGCAACTGGAAGACCCAAAGAGCAATAGTATATGGTAACAAAAACTGAATCTATAGTAAATCAAATTAGAGAAGGTAAATATCAATACAAAAGAGATAAAAAAGAAGAAGATCAGCCTTATGCTGAAAAACTATTATCTGATATTTTTACACAACCTATAGGAGGAATTGTAGATGCTGCAGAATCAGCTTATAATTTTGTAGTACCTAAAGATAAAGAAGTAGAGATAAGCTATCTAATACCAGAGGCTAAAACTAAAATAGGTCAATTTGTAAGACCTGCTTCACAATTTTTTATACCTTATACAGGTGCTTATAAAATAGCTAAAGGGGGTTATCTATTTGTTAAAAATGCCAAAGGTTTAAAAGCCCATTTAAAAGGAGACCAATTTAAAAAACAAAAAATATTAAGAACAGAAAGTAAAAAAGATGAAATTGATGTTATACTTAGGGGTCCTAGAGAAACAAAAACAAAAACAGAACTATTAATAGATGCAGCTAATAAAACTGTAGGTAGAAAGCCTGTCGTTTTAAAAAAACCTTTTACAGAAAAACTTGGAGAGCCTTTCATAAAAAAAACTTTAAACAGAAAGGAAACAGCAGGTCTTGCTTTAGGCGCAGGTGCATTAGCAGATGGCGCTTTCTTTGCTCCTTATGATCCTAACCTTGCAGACTTACTAGTTAGATTTCCTGCTACAAAAAATGGATTAACTCAATGGTTGCAAACAGATCCTAACGGAGATCCTAAAATGGAAAGATTAAAAAATATTATTGCAGGTGCAATACCTTCTGCATTTATTCCTGCATTTACTAATGGCGTAGCTAAAGGTTTTGTTTGGAGTAGAGATAGTATTGCAAAAAAAGCTATAAAAGAATTAAAGCTAGGAGAAGATATAGAACCTAAAGCAGGACAAATATATACTGATAAGAAGGGCAATAGATTTGAAATATTAGATATAATGGAAGTCAATAAAAAATTAGGGATAAATAATAGAACAGTAAGGACTAGAGATTTAGATAATCCTAATAGAGAAGTTGGAACTGATTCCTATAATACATTTTTGGAAGATATAAGAAGAGGAACATATAAACTACAAAGCGGGGCGGCAAAAAAAATTAAAAAGGATATAAATGTAGGTGTAGGAAGAGGCAAAAATGAAGAGGTAGCAAGAACTACAGACGCAGAAGTCAAAGAATCATTAGTAACTCAAACTGATGAGGTATTTTCACCACAACCTGCAGGCACTACAGGTGTAAAACAATTTGTTGCAGCTAAAAAAACGTTTAGTGAAAAATTAAAATTCAATTTCTTTAATAGTTCTATGGTTAAGAAAGGCGTTATTCAATATCTAGATAGTAATGCAGGACTAAGATTTTTAGAAGAAGCTGCTACAAAAGCAGGGGTAAAAAGTATACCTAGATTAGCATCAAAGTATAAAGATCAATTAGGAGTATACGCAGAATCTAGATTCCTACCTGCTGTAGGTGGAATGATAGAGCAATTCTTATTTGGAAAAACATTTAAATTTAAAGATGGGTCATCTGTAGCATCAGGAGATGGTCTTCAAGTTTTATTACAAAAGAATCTAGGAAAAAAATATAACGCTGATGAATTTTTTAATTATATAGGTGCTAAAAGTTTACTATCTTTATCTGACGGTAAATTTAAAAGTCTATTTAAAAATGCAGATCAGGTAAAAAAGGATTTACTTACAGAAACAAAAAAAGGTGACCTGATACCTGAATACCAAAATGCAATGAACGCTTTAAATGAGTTTAACTCTCAATTATTAGATTTTGCAGTAGACGCAGGTCTTATTACAGCAGCTAGAAAAGCTGAACTAATAAAAGCTAGAATGCCTTATGTACCTTTATACAGAGACTTAACTACAGATGAGCACTTAGTTAATCTTGCTAGAGGTGGGGGATCAGCAGTTAAAAGAAAAGCAAAGTTTGCACCTATAGGTTTTGATCCTAAAGCAGGAGAATTACCTTTAAGAAATTTATTTGATAACTATGTAGAAAATATTAATAGTATTATATCAACATCTTATAAAAATTATGTATTAAGAAATACTTTTGATCTAATAGACCAAGCCAATAAAGGTATAAAACCAGGACAAGACGGAGGTTTAACGGCATGGGCAAGAGAAAATACAAAAACGCAACTAAAAGCTATAACTTTAAAGTCTAACGAAATTGAATCTGCCCTTATAAGAAAAAGTAAAAAAGATGGACAACCTCTAGCTATTGACCCTAACACATTAGAAGATTTAGATGGACTTACTCTGTTTAGATCTGAAAATATACCCTTAGGACAAAGGCAGTTTATTGTATTTAGAAATAAACAAGTTAAAAATAAAAAAACAGGAGAACTTGAAGACACAATAGTACCTACAGTATATGACGTAAAAAATGAGTATTTATTTTTAACTTTAAATTCTATAAGTCCTAAACAGTTTGCTAAAACAAATGCCCTTGTAAGAGCAGCGGCAGGTTTTAAAAACCTATTGACCAAAGGTGTTACTATGGACCCAGGATTTTTTGCAGGTGCTAACTTATTAAGGGATACTTTTTCTTCAGCTATACTATCTAAGAATCCTTTCTATATACCTATGCTAAGTACTGCTGTAAAGACATCTCAAAGATTTCAAAGCAATGCAAGACTAACACTAAAAGATGGTTCACAAATTACTTACAAAGAACTTTACGAAGAATTTAAATTAAATGGAGGATCTTTTGGATCTACTTTATGGAGAGGAGAAGTATCTGAGACATTCTTAAAAGAGTTTCATAGAAAGTTAGGATCTAATTATAAAAATGTATTGGATAGACCTAAAAAATTTATAGATAGGTATGGTGAAGTTGTCACAAGTTTTGAGAACGCATCTCGTTTTACAGAGTATACAATGCTTAGAAAGATGGGATATTCTGCAAGAGAATCGGCTTTAGCTTCTAGAGAAGTTGCTGTAGATTTTGGTATGCATGGTGCAAATACTTTCTTTAGACAGTATACATCTACTGTTCCCTTTCTAAATGCAGGTATTCAAGGTATTTATAGGACTGTAAGAGCACTTAAAAACGAAGGTCCTAAAGTTAGGGCAGCAGTTATTTCTAAAATAACAGCGTATGTAGCTGCTCCTTCTTTACTACTTCATATTCTTAATAAGGATGATCCTAATTATCAAAACACATCTCAGCAAATACGAGACTTACATTATATGATACCTATCGGTGATGGTAATTTTATTAAGATTCCAAAGCCTTTTGAATTTGGCGCAATAGGGACTATACTAACAAACTTTTTAGAAACTTTAGATGGTACTAAAAATGGAGATCAGTTTCTTCTTACCTCATGGACAGTGTTAAAAAATCAAGCTAGACTATCTTATGTGCCACAAGTAATATCTCCTTTATTTAATACAGCAAGAAATAGAACATTCTTTGGGTCTCCTGTTATATCTCCAAACATGCAAAACAGTTTGCCTGACTATGGTCAATCTTATCCTTGGAGTAGTAAAACTATAACTGCTGCAATTGAAGGCGCTCCTCCTGCAATTAGAAAATACCTAATGTCTCCTATACAGTTTGAAAACTTTTGGAATGCATATACAGGTGCAATGGGTGGATACCTTTTAGATTTAGTAGATGAAACTTTTGATATATTCTCTGATGCAGAAATGCCAGATAAAAGATTAGATGAGTTTATTTTTATAAAAAGATTCTTACAACTAGATCCTCCTAAATTTACACAAGCTGAAGCAGACTTTTACAGATTCAAAGCTGAAGCAACTAAAGCAAGAAATCAAATGATGAAATTTAAAGATGAAGGTAAAGTAGAACTATTAAGAGAGTTTTTACAAGACCCTGAAAATCTAGAATTACTAGCAATATCGGGTAGACTAGAGAACTATGGCAGAACTGCAGCAAAGCTTAATACCCAAAGAAATCTTATTATACAAGATAAAGAAATGTCTGGACAGATGAAAAAATTTAAATTGTCCCAGATAGACAAACTTATGGCAACTTTCTTTGACAAAATAATGAAAAGTATAGACGATATGGATTTAGAAGTTCGTGAGCCATTTATAAATTTTAATAGAGGAGACTAATATGTTATCATTATTAATTAAACCTTTACTATCAGTAGCAGGAAATGCTGTTACAGGATTCGTAGAGACAAAGAAAGCAAAAGCAGAGTTAGCTGTTACTGAAATTAAAGCAGCAAAAGCTTTGAAAGAACAGCAAATCGCAGGAAAAATTTCGTGGGAAGCCAGTGCGGTTGATCAGATGAAAGGGTCCTGGAAAGACGAGGTAAGTTTAGTAGTGCTACTTTTACCTGCTGTACTTGTATTTACTCCTTGGCAAGAGCATATACATAAAGGATTTGTTGCCTTACAAGATTTACCATCATATTATCACAATTTATTATATATCGCCATAAGCGCAAGCTTTGGAATTAAGGGAGCACAAGGTGCTGCAAAATTATTTAAAAAATAGGAGTGTTTACAATAATGATTAGTATACAAATACAGAAATTAAAAGAACAAATTAAGGAGCATGAAGGGTATAGATTAGATGTCTATGTCGACACGCTAGGCTTTGACACAGGGGGCTATGGTCATAAAATGTTACCAGGAGAAGTACCTCCAACAACTAAAGAAGGTTGGGATAAACTATTTGATGAGGACTTTGATAAAGCGTGGAAACTTACTCAGAAGTTTTGTGAAGATAATAACTTAAATATAAGCATAGATGCACAATGCATATTATGTGAAATGATTTATCAAATGGGTTTTGCAGGCGTATCTAAATTTAAAGATATGATTGCCTGCTTACAAAACAAAGACATGAAGGGAGCATCTCTTGCCATGCTCGATTCGAGATGGGCAAAACAAACTCCCAATAGAGCACAACAACTAAGTCAACAAATGGAAAATGCATAGGAGGAAATATGAATAAATATTTAGGAAAAGTTATAGATTTATATGCAACTTGTAAAACAAAATGGGAAGGTCTTAATAAAAAAGGCAAACTTATTACTGCAGGTTTAATTATAATTACAGTTATTATTTTATCAAAAGTACTGTAATGTCAGATTGGAAGTCAGGATTTTTATCAAAGCATGATCCAACATCTCCCCCATCAGCTAGAAAAGAATTCTCTTATGAATTTTTCAAAGAAGATCTAGCTAGAGACCCTATAGCACAATTAGGTTTTGATGTTAATGTAGGAGCAATGTTTCCAAAGCCTTTAACAGATAAGTACCACCTGCCTGCAGGTACTATGGGCGAGGTGGGTTCTGGGGAAGAATACAGACAAAGCATCAGATCAGTAGCTAGAGTTAGACCTGACTTAGAAGGCAAGTTAGGGATAATGTATCACCCTAGTGTAACAAGTTATGACCCTGCTTTTAAAACTGTTGTGCTGCATGAGGCTAGGCACAGAGCATTTAAAAAACACCCAGAGATATTTAAAGATTTTAATGAATCTATTTATGGAAAATACGAAAATTTTAAATCCCTAGGGGAAGAGATATTAGTAAGATTTATAGATATGCAGCTTTTTCCAGAAAGCAAAAAAATGCATAAGGATTGGATTGAAGAAACAACAAAAGATATTGGCTATCCTCATGACTCTATCTATGGTAATGTACCTATGACGTATGAAAGATTAGAAAAAGATATGCCTAAGTTAGCATCAGCAGTTATAGATGCTTCTAAAAAAATACTAGAAGAAAAAAATAAACTTTTAGAACCAAAAGAAAAAACTTTAATAGAAAAAGCAAAAGGATTTCTAGAAAAAGGAAAAACACCTGATTATGAAGCATTTGTGGGAGCAATGCCTTGGGAATTTTATAAACGGATGGAAAAATAGGAGAGAATAATGGCACTACCAGTCACACAACAATTAACAGATCAATTAAATAGAGAAAGTGTAGGAGAAATTCCTACTACGCCTATGGAAGGTAATGTATCAAGACCCTTAATTATAGGAGATTTATTAGCAGCTATGAAAGATTTAAATTTTAATGATTTAGTAAATGAATACGGATCTATGGCTGCAGTTACAAATCCAGATACCACTGCAAGTCCTGGATTAATGGCTGAAGTAAAGTCTCCACCTTCTCCTTTAGAAACTCAAAATTCTCAAGAAAAAGAAGCAGTAAAAGTACCTCAAGGTGATCCTGAGTTTGTGGCTCCTGCTCCTGAAGATATTCCTACACCTATGACAGATGCTATGAATATTCAGCCTGACCCTAATGTACAAAATACTACAGCAAACTCCGGGTTAATGAAGCCTGCTATAGCTTAAAAATCTTTTAATAAAACATTTAGGGAGTCATCAAAGTCATAAGTTTTAGACTTACAATGACCTACTATTGTAGTAATTAAATTTGCATGATAGCCCTTACCTAGTTTCTTAAGTACTTGGTCATTAGGTAAGGACTCATGGTCGACTACTACTTCCCCCTTTTCGTTTACAAGAACAGTGGTTCTAAAAAGAATAGCCTCCTCTTTTTTCTTCATTTCTTTTTAGCGTCTTCCTTAACAAACTCAGGTCTAATCTGAGGATCTAATTTAGGCAGTTTGCCTAATAGATTTATAAGTTGCACTACTTCTGCGTAAGGTCTAGTAAACATATATTTTACAACTGTATTTACTTGTTCCTGTGTTATTAAATAGTTATTGTCCATCGTTCCCCCTATATTTTAATTCACCTGCTATGGCGCTATATGCTGCCATATCTATATAAGTATCTTCACTTACATTCCCGGCTTTCGTTCTAGCCATTTTTAATAACGTCATCATCAAAGCAACATCATGTCCTGTGATGTTTATATTCAAAAAAGCAGACCAAAGTTTAGCTATATTATTATGCATAACTTCTTTATCGCCATACTCTTTTGCTCTATCTCCTGATACGAGTTCATCCGCTATACTTAATAAACTACTTGCGTCTTTCATATTTTTTTCTCAACTCCTTTATATTAATAGATTGTAAATCATACTCTCCTTTATCTACGTTTCTCTTTACAATAAGTCCACTCCACCATAAATGTTGTGTGCCTTTTGCAAAGCTTTCTTTATGGTTTAAATAGCACCCTGCATTTAATCCCATAATCTTTCTACCATTGTGCATTGATCTAACTGCATAATCAAATAAATGGGAATGCCCTACAGTAGCAGATTGAAAGTTCTTCTTTAATAAATTAGAAGCAACGTAATCTCCACTAATAGGTTTACCCATAACACCACTAGCTATGTTATGACAATATAGAACTCCATCAAGTTCTACTATTCTTTCATAGTCATGGTATTCCCACCCGTATTTGGTAAAGGGAATATCATCAACACTCAATGTACCTTCCAGCTCTGGATTGTCTTCAACAAACTTCGTTATTCTATGCTCATGATTACCTCCTAACATGATTTTTCTAGTTCGTTTATTCTTAAAACTATTGTTAAATAATTCTAAAGCTTCTTCTGCATGGTCTATTTCTTTTCTATACCTCCTACCTTCAAAAGATTTTTTACCTCTATCAAAATGAGATAGGGAGTCCATATTAACCCAATCTCCTAGACAAATAACTATGTCAGGATTTAATTCTTTAGCGAACTTTCCTGCCCAGGTAAATCTGTCGTTGCTTACTCCCATTTTTACATGAGGGTCTGGTATTACTAGATGAGTTGTCATTAGTGCAACTTCTCCTTCCTTTTTGTTAATAAATCTTCAAAACTTACTCTGTTTTCACTACTTGTTTCTTGCATAGCTTGTATACCTTTATCAAATATATAATCAGGTTCTTCTACAGAAACTTTTACCATTCCATGTGCTATTGTTAATGCAACAGCATAACTCTCTACCTGTGGTGCATTATTTGAAGGCAACACAGTACACGCAAATCCATTATCTGTCGGTAAAATAGAAACAAGTATAGCTTCTTTTATACTATTATTTTTTTTCGGCATTTTTCTCCTTTATTAAATTTATAAAATGTTCTGCATCAACTATCATTAAAGGTTCACGCTGATTCATTTTTATAACAGCAATTGCTGTTTCGTTTTCTTTTATATGATGATTTGCTTGTACCATAATATCGTATATACCTTTGAATGTTTCTTTATTCTTACATTCTATAGAATAAGGTATCAATTCTTTAGCCCTAGTTGAAAATTTAATATCAACTCCAGTTTCTCCCATAATAGCCCCTGATATATCATCAGTAGTTAAAGAAGGGAATGCAGATAAGAGTTTATCTCTTACCCAATTTTGCAGTCTTCTTCCTTTAGCTTTTTTACTTCGTGTGTCCATCTTCCTCCCTAGGATTATTAACTTCAGTATACCATACCCATTTAGGAGTAAGTGCTTTAGATTGTTGTTGAGGTAAATGTTTTAACTTTTCTCCCCAACAAGGTTTTTTATATGCACAAAATCTACATTGCAATGGTAATATTTTATTACCTGTAGCTTTTCTGTTAAAGTATTCATCTTCATCTTTAAATAGTCTTTTAAATGGGGCATTTGAATTTAACGCTTCCATATTATCTTTAGCTTTCTTAATAGCTTCTTGTGAATGGTGGTCGTCTGACAATGGTGTTTCGGTTACTGCCCATTCTCCTGTAGATTTATTAATAGCAATCCACCCTCCAAAGTCTGTATTTTCTGCATTAGAATATAGATATCCTTGAGATACATATCCAAAAGTATCCTCTTTCAGTATAGCATCAAAACCTCCTTCATCACTAAATTTATGTTCAAATGCCCAGGGCGATGCACTTTTAATATCATATATTTTATTTTGGATTTTAATATCATATGTTCCAGAAATTTCTTCGTTATTATCAAATTTATATTTAACATGTTTCTGAATATCATCTACTTTAATTCCTGAAGCTTTTAGTATTGCTACTGCTGCAGCTTCAATCATATCACCAAATAGGTTTCTCATTTTCGTATTGTAAGGCATGGGTTCTGGCTCTGCTCCAGATTTTTCCATTTGTAATTGGCAAAGAGGTCTGCCTATACTTGACATGCGTGTTGTAAATTTATTATCACGCTGTTCAGTAAACTGCTTTTTAAAAGCATCTTTACACGCTTCTCCAAACTCATTCACTATCGTACTAGATACACCCACAGAGGCTTTGTTAGCCTCTGTGAGAAACATTTGTACTCTGTTTAAAATAGAGTTTGACATTAGTTGGCTAAGAACTCCTCTGGACTGTCTTCTGCCACAGCTTCTACGATCTTAGCACTAGCATCATCTCTTACACTAGTAGCATTAGCTTGTTTCCATTGCTCTGCAATCCTCTTATTCTCATCTTGAATTAACTCATTAAACATATCCATATGCTCAAGGTCTTTCTTAGAAAATTCAACTTGCTTACTATCAGTATCAATAGATGCTACATAGAACGTATTACTTCCACTCTTCTTTCGTTTAGTGGTTAAGTTTAGCACATGATTGAACATCAAACTATTTCTGCCTTTTAATCCTTTTAGAGTTTCTCCAATAGGTTTAAAATTCATACCTGTTACACGCCATAAAACAGGCATTTCAGTTACAGTTGTTGCTGTACCATCTGCTTTAGTACACTCCATGCTAAGTAGCCCATACACTAATCTGTAGCATTTTATGTTTCTTTGTGCGTCTACTTCGGCTTCAGTAAGTTGCTCTTTATCTTTACCAATAACTTTTCCGCATCGTACTCCCCCTTTTGTGTCAATAGGCTCATCTTTCCATGATTTAAAGATTACTGATGTAGAGGCATATTTGTTAGCATCTGCGTCATATTCCATGTATTGATAAGCGTTAATAAATGGTCGAAACTGTACTGCTGTATCTTTTAAGCTATAGACTTTAGCTTCTGATTCAGGATCGTAAATATTATATACCCCTGCTCTCAAGGCATTCCCATCATCATCTTCAGCAGCTCTGTTTATTGCCAATCTTGGCAAAGTACCAGACCCCATTTGAGATCCGTCATCTTGCCCTGTCATCTTCATTATCTCTTCGTTAGAAAGAGACTCAAAAGGTTTTACTTCATTACTCATATTTGCACCTCCAGTGCTTTATTGTTATATCTAATATACCACATATATTAGTCTTTGTCAATGATAAATTGTAGTGTCTAACCAATTTGGTCCAACCTTTATCTCAACCTCTAATGGAACATCAAAATCAACACTATACCTCTCCATAAGTTCATCAACCACACCCAAACAACCTTGTGTTAAACACTCGGCTACTATTTGTTCCTCACCAGGAAATACATCAGCGACTATAGAGTCATGCACTGTGTTGATTAAGATGCTCTTTGTGCCATTGCTCTCTAGCAATTTTTGAGAAAGGATACATGCTAGAGGAACAATGTCAGCAGTGGCTAAGCCTTGCACAGGATAGTTTTTTATCTGTGTTGAAAAGCTTGAGCCACCCCATGGCATGCGTTCTGCACTTGGAAAAGCGTACTGCCTACCTGTTGGTAGAGTTATGACTTTATGTCGTATTGCCTCACTTTGCAGCTTATCATGCCAAACTTTTATGTCAGGGTATTTTTTTAGAAATTCTGTATAGTATTTCTTTTCATCTTCAGTCCCTGACATCCCACCATACAAAGGTTTAAATGTGTGCGCTTTAGCTTGTTGCCTGGAACACCCTATTGTATCAGCAGTAAATTGATGGACATCAACGCCATCATTAATATCTTTTAGTCCTTGTTTGTCTTGTGCTAGAAAGACAGCAGTTCTAAATTCTAATTGTGCAAAATCTATCTCCATAATATTTCCATTATCAAATCGTGAACGAATAACTTTTCGTATTGGGAAAGTACCACCTCTTGGTTGATTTTGGAAGTTTGGGTCACGACTAGATAGTCTGCCTGTTGTTGTAATACATTGCATAAAGTTTGGATACAAATAATTAACTTCTGTTTTATGCTTTTTAATACCTTCAACAAAAGTTTTTAAGTATGTATCTAAAGCATTGTACCTAGATATCTTTTCTATAAAATCTCGCAATTCTTCATTACCTGTTTTTGCCACTTTGAGTAAAGTATTTTTATCAGTTTTAAAACCGCCTTCAGCAATATCCATAACAGATTCTACTTTAGCATTAAATCCTGCTCTTTCTTTTAAATTTTTATAAATAAAACCTTTGCCTCCACAATCCATACACTTAGTAAGATTTTTATAAGGGTCTCCATTAACTTTATACTTTTGTATATGCCCTTTTCCATTACAAGTAGGGCATTGTTGTGCTTTAGTTTTATACACAGGTTGTAAAAACATATCAAAAATCTTTCTCATTTCTGTTTTAGAATACTGATATCTTCTCTTTGGCTTCTTTGTAAATGGGTCTAATCCTAAATTAAATTGTACAGACCATTTCTTTTTGTCAGTAACCTTTGCTCCATAGATTAACCAGGACAATTGCTCTGGACTAGAAGGATTTATAGAAGTATCTCCCATTTTTTTATATATAGTTTCATCAATTTCTACACGAAGTCTGTCTTGTTCTTCTTGGAAATCCTTTTCTACTTGTTTTAATGCCTCCTCATCAATGTAAATGCCATTGTTTTCCATATTAGCTAATACAACTAGAAACTCACACATCATCTTAGTACTTTTTATTAATTTTTTATTCTTAGGTATCTTAAACTGTTCTATTTGGGCATCAAACAATGATCGTGTTGATTTTATATCAAATCTACCATACTCTTCTAGCATTCCTATAGGCACATTCTCAAATGAGGTCTTGTTTTTGATAAACCCTTCCATTAAATCAGACTTTTGCGTAACATTTCTTCTAACACAGCAATCTTTTAGCTTTAAACTGCGTTTTAAGCCTCTATTAAGCATATATTCGCCTATCATGGTGTCATAGACCCTGCCTGAGTAAGAAAATCCAGATTCCCATAACCAAATTAAGTCAAACTTTATATTGTGACCAACTAATAGAGTAGTTTTATCTAGTATACCTTGTACCCTCTTTCTATCAGGAGTTCCCCTGAACTCATTATGCTTAAAAAAGATATAGTCATCATTCAAACCCATACAAATTAAAAAGTTGTGTGGGTTTTTTGCTGATGGGTCTAGTTTACCTTCATCAGTTACTTGAAAGCTAGTCTCTACATCAAATGTAGTGATCATTCCTCATACCTCGACAGTTCTGGGATTATATTGCATGGTATCATTCCATGCCACCCTGTTATCTTATTTTTAGTTATATTTAATCCTCGTAGATTTTTATCCATGTCCACCTTGTCTCTATACCCTACGCCTATAATAATATCTGCTTCTGCAGCTTTTCCTGTTTTGCTATTCTCCATCATATCAAAGGTTATGTCAAGTTTACCTTGAGCATCAGCAGATGCTTGAGAGATCGCAATCACACAGCAATTGTTTCTTTTGGCAATCTCCCTAGCACCTGTATATATAGCCCTAAGTTTTTCATCAGTACGAGCAAAGTTTCCTGCAACTCCAACTTTATCTAGCTGGTCAATTACGATTATATCAGGCTTTTCTTGCGCTACTAACTTATCTACTTTAACTAAATCCCAATCAACAGTATCTAATATCTTTACATTTTCTTTGATCTCAGCCCATTTCCTATTGGCTAGGGCAGTATCGTTTTTTATTTCTTCAAATGTCATACCAGTATGCGCATTGATTAGTCTCATTTGTGTCCTGATGGCAGGTTCTTCATTTATCAGAGCACAAACTTTTGCACCTTGTGATGCAAAACCATTTATTCCTGCAATAAGGTTTACCCAAAATGCAGTCTTACCACTTTCGGGGCGAGCAAATAATATAACTAAATTGCCTTCACCAATACCATGTACACGATCTTGCAATGGCTTTAGGTTAAATTTAAACTTAGTATTGTCTTTCAATTGTTCCACTAACTCACCCACATCAGAAGTAATATATTCATAGTTGTCACCTTCATCATCAATAGATGACTCTAAACACTTTTTAATCTCACTAAAATCTGCCTCTTTTCCATTATAAATCTCCGTAGCTAATACAGCAATTTTATTTGCTTGTCTTCGTTTATACAACGACTCTAATATATTGTTAGCTATTTTTTCATTAGGTAAAGAGGCAGATTCTATATCCTCAATCAAAGATTGAAAATTTTGTTTTGCTACCCTAGTTAAAGCAGGATTATCAACATCAGTATACAAAGTTGATATCTCATTTAATGTTAGGTCATTATCTGAGTCTATATGCGCTTTAGCTATTGTGTTATACAAATCGCCTGTGCCATTTGTAAATAATTCTTTAGATAACTTTGCTTTGTTTTTTGTGTAAAACTCTTTGCTAAGTAATAATTTTATAAGTTCTTTTTCTATCATTATCTTAATATACCATAATCATTTCCATATGTCCAATCGTCTGTACGCTTACATGGTGAGCATATTCTATTTACTTTGCTTTCGCTTTCAAATACTTTACTACACATCATACAAATTCTTGTTGTCGTTGCTTTTTCTTCTATGCCCATTGCTTCTCTTTCTTCTTTTTCTTGTTCGTCTATAATCCAACTTCTAAATTCTTGATGAGTCATTCTATTTACCTTTCCCTTTATTTATATATTCATACCTTTAAGTATATGCGAAATAACATCTATTGTCCAACCATTTCCTAGCATCTTATATCTTTGTGTATTCGATACACCCTCTGTATACCCAACAGGTACAGTTTGCAATCTTTCGCATTCTGTGACTGTTAGCTTTCTCCATCTATCTTTATTTATATCATATTCTGTACTTATGTCAACTTTCGGTTCACGATTACCTCCACCCATACTATTTAATGTAGGTGCCTTACCATCAGGGCTGTATATTCTTTTTAGAATATCATGTCCATTTATATCTGATGCCATACCGACCAGGGTACACCCATTATTGCCTGCACCTTTGTACATTGTAGCAGTCATACATAAACCTTTTTGATCTGTTCTTCTAAAGTGCCTAGCATTTCTAGGATTAACAGGAACTGCAGCTTCGTCTGTTTCTTTATCTAAAATATCTTTTAAGAGTATTCCTTTGTCTTCGATATCTTTATTGAAAGGTATATTAGTCCAATATAATCTTTTTCTACTTTGTGCAGATAATAAACTTGAATTTATCTCTATTGGTTTTACTCCCATATATTTAGTAATAATATCTTGAGCATCTTGTTTCATTTTTACATTTTCTAACAAGAACCATCTTGGCTTTGTTTCTTCTTTTACTCTGATAAATTCAAAAAATAATTTACTTCTTGGATCATCAAACTTTAATTGCTTGCCTGCAAAACTAAAACCTTGACATGGTGAGCCACCTATCAGCAAGTCTATATCCAGGTTTGTTGCATCTAACTTAGTGACATCACCTACATGAACTATATCAGGAAAGTTTTTCTTTGCTATCTTCATAGCATATTTATCTATTTCAGATGCATAGTACTTTCCTACTTCTACTCCTAAATTTTTTAAAGCTATCTGACCGCAAGACATGCCATCAAATAGCGATAAAACATTAACTTTACTTTTTATCATTCTTTACCTTTCTAAATTTTTTACTTGCCTTTTCCATAATTTTATCTCTTAGTTCGTCTTTTTGTTTTTTATTAAGACCCTCTATTTCTATTATCAAGTGGTCTTCTGCCCACTTCTTGTCTTTACTTTTTATCAATTGTACCCTTTCTCACATGATTGACTATTGAAGTCTGTGCTAACAATAGTGCATCACGGATGTTTTTCTTTGTTTTCGGCTTATCTTTTAAATAAGCATAAATATAATTAACCATAACATTTGTAGACTCGTCTGTCAAGAAAGATCTAAGCATTTTTCAACCAATCGTGTTTCCACCAATAAGGTGATCCTGTACCTTTAGACCATTTAGCAAAGTATGCTTTGTCCCCTATATAATATTTTCTGTACGCAACAACATAATTCTTTGTTTTGTATTCGTCTGGCATACATTGAGGAGGATTTGTCATATCTCCTTGAGGAATGTTGTCACTAAAATCCCAATATTTTATAAATTCTATAACTCTGTTTGATTTGTGTTTTTTGTTGAAACGAACTTCGTATTGTTTATTTATAGATGAGGCATTTTTTAGTGCCCATTTAAAATTGTTTTTGTTATCTCCTACCCAAATAGTCATAGGGTGTTTAGGATAGGCAGGCTTATATAACTCACCTATTGTGCCACCCAAATGTCTTTGGATGGCAGTTGATAGCATCTGTGAAGATTCTAATAGCATTTTAGGAACATGCTTATCACACAAATACTTTGCAGCAAGTTCTGGACTTTTATCTAGAAAGAATATATTCATTAGTACCACCCTGTATCTATAGCGTTATCATTAAACTTGTTTTCTAATGACTGAATTACATTTTCTTTCATTTGTATTTCTTTAGGTAGTGAATCGTTCTCTATCTTTAAGTATTTAATCGCCCAGGCTAATGCTGTGGATTCTTCTTCTGTTAGTTTTAAGTACAGTCTATGCATTTAGTATCTCCTTTATTTGTTTTTCGTTGTAGTATTTTAAATCGTCTTCTAATATCTTGACTTCTGTATTAACATAATACCTTAATTTTCCGCTTATGTCAAATGATTTAGTTGTTGCGTCCCGGTCCAATGCAACAATAACTTTCTTAAACTTTTTTTTAAGTATCGGTATGTAAGTATCTGGTAAACTTGTACCCATCAAAGCTACGCCTGTATATACACTTGATACAGCACAGGCACTTGCACAATCTTCTACCAGGATTGCAGTATCACTATCTCCACAAATAAATGGATAAGTCTTACCACCATACATATACCATTTAGGATATACTTTTGAAGTTAATGCCCTACCAACTGCACCTAAAATCTTTTCTTTGTTTTTTATTAAGAATACAATTCTGTGTTGCTTTACATCATACATGAAACTTGCCTTTGCTTTTTGTTTGGCTTGTATACAATTATTTTTTTTAAGATAATCATAACATTTTTGCTCTGATAAAACAGAAATAAAACTTGTTGGTAATACAAAAGGCTTTTCTTTTTCTTGCTTTGCTTTGTTTTCTGTCACTACGGTTTCTGCCACCTGTTGCATTGACATCTCCACTTCATGTTTTCCATGAGCAGAACATGATGCACTAAAGCAATACCATTTTAATTCTGACTGCTCTCGCTTGACTACAAATGTGTTGGAATGATGACAGAATGGACAATCAAATCTCATGTCTAAATCACCTTGTGGTATTAATGTTTTTACTATTGTTAGCTGTTGATTATAATTCATTGTTTTAGGAGTATAGCACATATTTGTACTTTGTCAAATAGACATAAAAAAACCCAAGAGCCGAAAGGACAAGGCTCTTGGGTGTATTTCCCAAAGGGAACTTTTAAATTATTTTCGCCAAAATGGTCTAGACTTAGGATAGGCAGCAAAAGTATCTGCCATATCTCTATGCATATAACTTTGTTGTCTGCGATATCCAGGTTTACTTTTACCTCGGAATTGGTAAGTATATAAAGACCTGCCTTTGGCAGCTACAAAGACTTCTTGAAATAGTTTAAGATATTTAATCGGCACACCCTTTGCTACTGAGCGTTCATACTCAGTAGAAGGGTGGCGATCTCGTAGGATCTCAGCAAGTCTAACTTTGCGTTCCCAAATCATATAATGGCATTTCGAACAGTCTGTTTACTGTAGGTATTACTATAAGGTCTATTAGGATCAAATGAATGAGTCAAACCATTAGGAAGGAATGGAGGAATGCACTCAGAGGCAACAACCCAAAAGTGTTTCGACTTTTTGATTGCCACATAGACTTGAGGATCTTGCCCTTCTCTCAATCTTTGCATCTCATAACTGACAAGTTTAAACCAATTTGTTACAGATAAGTGTACGCCATGATATGTATACACATCTTTAATAATTGATAATTGCCACAACTGACCTGAGTCGCCTGACTGATGCCAGGCTGACTCTATCTGATCAAAGGTGAACTCTAATGTGTTGATCTTAATATCACTAGCGTGTTGATATTCAAACCCACCACCAGCATTTCTACTAGTTATGTGCATTAGCAACTCCTGTTGCAACAACACCCACCATGTCTTTTGCTTTACGCTTCATTTGGTCTTGCTTAATAAGATCAATAGCGTCTTGAGATACAATGCTGATAGCAGTTTGACCTTTACGACCAATCTGTGTAGACATTTCTGTTGCTTCTGACCAAGTTTCTAATATAGTTTCAAAGTGTCTTGAACCCATAATCAAACCTTTGTAGGCAGAAACTAAAGACTCTCTTGACTTTTGCATCTGATCAAAAGCTATCTGAAGTCTATCAAAGCATTCGGCATTGTGCATCAAAGTATCTATCTGATTAGTAGTCACTAATCTTGCTCTCGAATGACAACTATACTTACTGTAAGCAACATCAAACTCCATACCATCAAAAGAAACATTGTCGTAAAAAAGACTTGTGCCTTGCTTCATTATATTCTCTTTGATAGTAGAGTGATCTCCATAAGACATTCTCTTGCCTTCTGTATTCTTGCCATTATTGTTTTGATAACTAAGGTAGTTAGATACATCTATACCTGAACTTACCATCTCATCATGGAACATCATGATACGAGAGTCTGCACCTTTTGGTAAACCTACATGATTGTTGTCATGCCTACCACCATAGTATGGGTGATGTCCTGTTTCGTCACAACCTTTTGGTGGCATACTGACATAGACTTCTCGTTCAGCATTTGCATCTTCTTTAAACCAAAAGCATGACTCTCTCTCTTTAAGACTGTACCTGTCTAAGACCTCGATATCTTTCGTTGGATAAAGATCCCCCACAATCTGTGAAACAAATTTTTTGATAGGTTCAAAAGAATCGAAGTATTTTTGTCTTGCTTCTAGGTATACTGACTTTTCAGCAGTATCTGTTTTAGCTATTTTAGCTTTTGCAAAGTTTAGTAGTATTGCTCTACTATCTTTGTTTAGTAGTGTTTTTGCCATAGTTGGCTCCTTTCATTGTTAGTTAATAGTACCACAAACAAATCGTTAAGTCAAATGTCTAGTGTTGTTTGTAGCTTACGTTCTTGACTTTAGTATTCCAACAAGCACGACAATCTTTGCATTCGTTGTCTTGTTTGTATGCAATACATTTCTTCCCATACCATTTTTTGCCTTTGCTATGTACTGTTGAGGTATTGGGAAAACTTGGTAATGGTTCTCCATTGACCATTGGTGATGATGCCCTGACTACAAGATTACTAGGAAAAGTCTTGTATATTTTAAGATAATCAGAAACTATCTTGACTTCTCTAGTAGGTAGCCAATGCTTTACTTTTGGTGTGTTTTGACATACTTGAACTATTCTTTCTAGTTCTGATAAACTGTCAATATCCCCACTATCTTTCCATCTAAAATATTTGGTTTGCTTTGTTTTGCTTTTGATTATTAGTGTCATAGCATCAACAAACTTAGGGTGTTTCATTGCTTCAAATCGTTTATAGAATGCAGGTTTTACATTGCTAAACATATAGCAACCTTTCATTGCATAGCAATCAGCACATACTGATCCCTTAACTTTTCTTAACTTTGATCCTGTCTTACATAGTTCAGCAGGAGTGCCATAGGCAAATCCTGGCATCTTACTAGGTTTACCTAGACTTCCAATTATTTCATATGCTTGTTTTATATTCATGACTTTGTGCTTATTAAAGTTATAATAATTAGTATAACTATTAGTGCTACGAATGTTTCCATTTGACAAATCTCCTATAGATGCTATACTGAGAAACCCCTTTCGAGGAAGCCCTAGTATATAGTGTTAGTATAAATAAATAAATAATCTTATAGGGATAGTCTATTTAGTTGAAATATGACCTTGATAGTCATAGTTAGGTAAAGCATCTGTACCTGCCATATCAATAGTTTTACTATCATTACAGGCAAACCACATTGCTATATTAATTTCTCCATACTTTTCTACAAACTCTGTAAGAGTTAATAATTTAGCTTGGTCTTTCATTTCTATTGCTTTGGAAACAGCAGTCTTAGTATAATGGTTTTGGTTTTTTAGTTTGTCTTGTGTGTATTCTCGTAATTGGTCGGTCATATTTACTCCTTTGTGATTATTATTAATAGTATCATAGTCAGAATGCTATGTCAAATTAGTTTAGACAAATTAAAACACTTTACGCATTTGTATCTATTTGCCCAATTATTTACTTGTATCATCATGTGTAATGTATGTATTCTATGGCATTTTACACATTTGCTTAATGTGTCTTGATTGTTTTTATTTTGCAGTACATATTTTCTTTTTTTTCGTACGATAGTATCTACAATCATTGTTCACTCTCCTCAACTATATAGAAATCATAACCCCCATTGAGATTGTTTATTTCTATGTATTCTTCTGCTTCAGTTTCAGTACCAAATTCAACATCTAAATAATAAGATGTTTGGGTATTTTGAAACTTTATTTTATACTTCCTCATTTGACCAATCTAACTTGAAGTATTCTTCGTTATGTTTTTTTGTTGACAAAGAGTGCTTGACATTGGCTTTTAGTATTCTGCGTAGCCAGGAAATTCTAGTTTCATATACATCATTAATAGCAAAACCTATGAAATTATCAAACGCATTTGGGCTATTGCTCATAGGTTTATCTATAATGGTGTGAAATAATTTATATCTTAATTTTAATTCTGGTAAAGTTTCTTCGCTAATGACTGCCATGCCTAAAACATGAAGCTGTAAGCCAAATAGCTGCAGTTGATTTTTGATAGAGGCGTACCCTTCGTCAGACATTCCTCTTGAGTTTGTTATTAATGGCATTGTTAGTCCTTTCTATTATTATTTATACTTAATAGTATCAAACTTTGACTTTTATGTCAAACAAAGTCGTCTGCACTTGGCACTTCGAATGATCCCCAATAACTCCACTTTTTTGTGACTTTGCTTTTT